AAATGTTAATTGTAAATTATTAGCATCAATAGGCACAATAGTATCCGGCACTATCATATTATAATCTTCATCATAGCACTGTATAAATATGTATCTTGAATCTAAATCATGTTTAATAACCCATACTTGAGGATCATCTGAATACACTTGATATGGATACGTGGACGTGTTTGAAAGTCGTCTCCACCAAGATGCACCAGCGCATGTTTCTGGTAACTCATTGTATTCTTTGTATCTATATGTATGAGGAACATCTGTAAATTCATCAATTGGTATACCAGTGAAATCCTGATTATGCCACCTTTCAAGAACTGTCAATGTATTCATGGTGTTAGATGTTAATATTTTCCAGATTATGTGCATATCTGTGTATGTTCCTTTTCGTTTCAAAAGGTAAATAATATTAGATACATATGCACGTAATATGTCGGTGTCCATGTCTTCATTTGATGTATCATTATATGTGGATGACAATTGCTCCAAATATTCCTCAGGTACATCATGCGCATCAGTAAGAGAATTCAAATCCTTGGTTCTCAAATATACTTCATTATGCACTTCATCAAAATATGTGTTTAGAAATACAGTCAAATTATCGGTTCTGTTATTTAAAGGCAATGCTTTCATTACATAATCTTTCATGCCAACATATATTACACTGAATGTGGTAGCGCTGGTTATGTATATTTTACCGAAATACTGTAAATACTTTTCTGTATTGATATAATTATCCAGTGATGATAAACTATTGACATAATCATAGAATATGCTACCTTTTCGTATGTATACCTTTGAATCACTTAAATCTGTGAATACATCCGTGGTCACATCAGACCTGGTAACATCAAATGTAAAACTAAATATATTACCATCAAGGTAAGTATCTGTATTGTATGCATGTATTTTAGAAAAAATATCATCACTTTTAACATACAAGTCAATTCCATGTCCGCCAGTTGTTATGATTTGATTCGGACCACGAAGATGCGCATTTTTTATGCTTGTACGTGTGGTGGAAATATTATCAAAAAAAGTCTTTAATATAAAATATGGAGAATCTGAAAATTTCGCCATTGCTTAACTCTCCTGTGTAAATGTGGTACCATTAATATCAAGTGCTGGAAATTGGTCATATCGTAAATCAAGGTATCGTAATGCATTTTCGTCCCATGCCGTACCAGAACTAACAGTATATTGAGGATAATTACCAGCACTATTTGGTTCATATGCGGTTACATTTATATCAACATTCCTGATTATAAGATTCTGAATACCTTTAACATTAGTGAAACTGTTTGTTGGTGAAATTTCAGTATCATCCAATAAATAATTTTCAATATCAGTAAATTTAATAATCTCACCGAATTTCCTCTTGGCCGCGGTAAAGTAATATATTAATTTAGCGCGTGTATCTGCCATAACATTAGCATAACTATATACCGTTTTAACTCGTAAACCAATATTAAAGCTAAAATATATTAATATAGGAATAGAAAATTCCTCATAAGTACAAAGCATTTTATATGTCTCAAGGTATGCCTCAAGTTCATCTTCCCAACTTGCTGAATATGTTGATGGATATGTCAAATCCTCATAATCACCTGATGTTGGTGTAGTTGTTGATATTGTACTCTCGCCCCATTCTGCTGGTATCAATGATATATAAACTTTGTTATACTGTGTTGTGTCTCCTGATGGCGCTACCTCCTGTTCACCCCAGACGTTGGCAACAGTAATATCAGAACGTGTTTCAAGTGTTGATATATAATCCTGCTTGGTCACATTCCTGTACTGCGAATGCAATTGCGACTTGGCATTTTGTTTTATGGTATCTATATCTTCAGGGTCCGCAGCTCCTACTGATGCACTTGTATTTGTTACCGTATAAAGGTCATCATCCAAGGTATAAGATATGGCACCAGTATTATAATTAACAAAGTCCTCGTTAGGTACTATTATTGTGTTTGCTCCTACACTACCATTAAGTCCAATGCTTTCAAGTAGTGTGATAACAATAGTATCCGATGTTAATGGTACATTTCTAAGTGTTGAGAATTCAAGTACATATTGCTCATATTTATCATAATTAAGCATGAAAACATTATCAGAATATGCTAAACTTGATATTTCATCGTAAAAATCTCCTACTCGGCGCCATTCAGTTATTCCATTCATGACTACTCTAACCGTTGGATATGTATCATCCAAATCATCATCATATCCATAGTCTTTTATGGGCAGTATTATCTGACCATCGATAATATCATTTCCTGTATATGATAATGTTGATACCTGGCCTTGGCGCATTTCAACATCAAACTCAAAAGGATAAGCTGATGGAGCCGGTGCTGTGGTTGTTGTTTGCAATATTGATGAAAATGTTATTACATCACCGTCATATGATTGGTCACTGTCTATTTCTTTCCATGGCTCCACGGTAATGGTCTCACCTTCTTCAATGGTAGCCGATGCGGCTGTACTTAATGTTACCGTTACGGTTGCCCTTGCTGACCTGTACCCCTTTGCTTCATATCCAATTGACCTTGCTAATTTATGTACATTTTCGTATATATCAGCCGTGTCAATATAGGTATTTTTAGCTATCTTATTAAGCAAGAAGGTATGGACATCACTTAAATATGCCATCAATTCTATAAGGACAGCTATATTTGACCCCTCATAGTTATAATCAGCAAATGTTGTAGTGTTGGCTAATTGTGTTTTAATACTTTCCTTAAATGTATTAAAATCCAAATCCAAATATTCTGGAACAAGATTTGTCATAATTTTTACTCCCTAAATTTATTCTCTACGTATCACATAATCTACTTCATGAGTTTCCTCTGATAAGCAATTAATATTATATGTAATTTTTATTTCATATTGTCCTAAATCATAATTAGCATTGACATGTATATTTTTAACTACCACCCTATCGTCCCACTGTTTAATAGCCTCCAATATATCAGAACCTAAACGGTTTGATGATAAATTATCCATTGGCTCAAATAACAAATTATATATACCAATCGCAAATTCTGGAATCATCCGTCTGCTTCCTTGGAACGTGGCAACAATATTAGCAATAGAATTCTCAACAGCGTTAAATTCGGTATCCTTTGTTATGTCACCGTCTGCCTGTTGTGTTAATTCTAAATCGATATCACTGTAAATGTTATAAACTGTCATAATTATTAACTCGCTGATGTATTTGTTGTAGCATTACTTGCACTTGCTTGCTGTGTAGGTGTATCTGTTTCGGCAAATTCACCATTTGTACCATGTGTATGGCCATTATATAAAGCAATCAATGATTCATTCATAAGATTTTTTTGTGCTCCTGCTGCGGCTGATAATGTCGTTATGCTGCTTTTAATTTCTACCGCCGGTGCTGTTACTGTTACATTGCCTGTTACAGTTATATTTAGTGTTCCTTTAATTGTTTCTGTCTTATTTCCAGTAATATCCTCTGACTTATCCTTTGTAATTGTTTCTGTCTTATTTCCGGTAATTGTATCTGTTTCATCATTAACACAAGTAATATTAATATTTCCAGCATTATCAATATCATATTTTGTTCCTGTATAATGATATATCAGGATTCGTTTATGACCAGGCGTGTTATCTATTTCAATCCTATGGCCACCATGGGTATATAATGACACACATTCAGGATAAGTTGAACCTTCTCCTTTATAGAAGTCTGGAGCCCCTGTTTTATCAGGATATTCACCATCAGGGTCATTAAATCCTATTTTCGTGTCTGGCGCTGTTGTTGGAATGCCTGGCGCTGAAGCAAAAAATCTTGGATTCAATATGTTACCATTCTCAAAGAACACAAATACATGGCTTCCTTGCAATGGAACGCCCCATACACCATAATTTGATATTGCTCCTTCAATAATACTCAAAGCAGGTTCTGCCCAAGGCAATTCAGCTGTTGGTATACCAGTGGTTACTGTTTGCTCTTTGACTGATGTATGCACTCCAAATACACGTACTCTACACCTACCTGCCTTTAAAGGGTCATTGTTGTCCTCAACCACACCACGGTATATACCGTTTAATTTACTCTGAGGCGGTTGTAAGTCTGAAAAATCATTTTTAATCATATTTTAATGTCCATTCATGCCTAATGTTGATGGTTTAGCTGACTTCACTAAACCAGGATAAATTGAATCCGAGAAGGCATTTTTAATTAATACCATTTTTTGTCTATATGCTGGATTTTTATACGGTTTAAAGCTATGCGTTATCGATTTAATCATATAATATCCATCATACATTGAATTATATATTTCATTGGTCGTGTGACTTGGCCAATATATTTTTATCATTGCGCCAGCATATCGTAACTCTGAACCTCTGACTGCTATATTTAAACACTGCTGTAAACAATATTTTTTTATGAATGAATTGCCATATATGTTGTTCAATAATTTTGTATCATTATCTCCTTCCATGGAATATGACATTGTTTCATTACTAATATCAGTGAATAGTGTTTTCTTTCCAAGCATTGTATAGTTATTTATCATAGGAACATAAGTATTTCCTTCATCCAGTAAACTTTTTTCTTTGAAATTATATCCAAGAGTATGACCACCACGGATAGAATTCATTCCAGTAAAATCAATACCTGACATTTTCCACCCAAGTATTTTATTTCTATATCCGAGGTTTTTTGTTTCAAAGTAATATGTTTCATCTTCACCTTTATATGAAACACCAGTATTAAGTATTGTTCGTGTTCTTAACAGTTTCTCTATTGTTACATAATTATACCCTTTATTGTTATGGTAGAATAAATAACCAGGTGTTTGAGATTCTGCTCCGGAGCCGCGCCTTGATAGCCAATTAATTGCTTCCAATGGCGTCCAATAAGGCATATAAAAGTATGGTAGTGTTTCATTGGATGATTCAAACTGGTCAAATTTGGTAACGTCAAGCATGTTTTTAGCTATATGTTCAATAATATCAGATATTTTCGTATTAGTCCATGAACGACTATATCTGTTTTTTGTAAGGTTAATAAATAAATTATCAGTAAAGGTAATATCTATTGTATTTTTTCCTGACGGGTCAACATTGGATAACTGTGAGATATTATTGACTTTATATATATTGAATTCTCTGGTTACCTTTTCTGTTTCCTCGCCATATACGATATAAACCTTTTCGTGTCCTGTAAACGGCCCAGATTCCCACATACCGTAAACATCATTGAATACAAGTTTACCCACCATGCTATGTGAATAAATATCTTCAATAAAATAACAATCAATTAAATCCTTATTGTCAATTCTTACAGTACCCATTTCAAGCACTAAGATTACAGAAAAAAGGTCCTCTTGTTCATCAGCCATTATAACTCCGATATATTCTTGATTTCTTTAATTAAATAATAGATGTAATCACCCTTTATTATCTTCAACTGCATGCCTTCCTCTAAGTCCTCAAATGGATTAGCAATATTATTCATTAAGCATATTGCCCACCATAAATAGGGGGTACCATAATATTTATTCGATATATTATCCCACCAGTCATCAGCTTCCACATCATATGTATAAAAGAAAACTGTGTTTCTGGTCATATCATTATTCAATACATAAGACCTGAATACATTCATGAACTTATTATAATTTTCATCTTCTAGTATATTAAACAATCTCAAAAAGGATGAATTAGATAATCTGTTGCCTGTTAATGAATAAAAATCTTCTGTAACTGCTGTTATTGCCATATATTACCTCTTATTATTAAGTATTGCTGCCGCTCTTCTTGAAATTGACTTTGCTTGGCTTTTAATATTCGCTACTTTTCTTGGCACCGATAAAGTCTGACCCTTTATTGATTCAGCTTTACTTAATGATGTCATAACTTTATTTTGTATATCAACTGCTTGCTTCTTTATCGCTAAAGCCTGACTCTTTACCTTATCCAGATCACTCAATGGTGGTTTCTTTATCGCTAAAGCCTGACTCTTTACCTTATCCAGATCACTCAATGGTGGTTTCTTTATTGATAAGGCCTGATTCTTCTGACTTGTTAATTTATCCAACTTATTTAATTGGAGATTTACAGCTATTCCAGACTCACCTGTTGTAATCATTTCTATTTCATCAAAACTTTCCCTATATAATGGTTGCAATTCTTCAAATGATAATGATAAAGTTGCATGCGTAGGAAATCCATTTCTATATGGTCCATTATATGTTCCGGTTACTACGGTCAAAGCTGAATAACCTATATCAATCAGTGACTTTCCGCCATGATTAGGAAAACTACGTATCTTAAACACATACGGCAAATCAATTGTAACACCATTCCTAAATCCTGGACATGAATACTGTTCAAGTTTTTTTACAGGAAATACCACATTATTATATGTATCTCCTTCGTCCACAAGCTGAAATTCAAAATCATATTTTCGTCTATCTGAATCTTGATATGATAATGGTGTATCTATTCTTGTCTGTGTAACATTTGTCTTCCCTGCTGCTGTTGCCATTGAGGCCAGTTTTTGTTTTATACTAGATGTATTAGTTATTGCTTTTATCAATGATACACCAGCATTACCTATTATAGCTCCTTCATTTATTCCTTTAATAGCGGTTGCTCCTGCCTGTGATGCACGTGAATATAAACTTTCATATCCAGCCCATGTATGGCCTAAGTGCTCGATAATTGAATCAGGCGCGAGAAATCTAAACATTTCCATTTTACTGGAAACATTAGGTTCACCATTAGCATTAACAGTCTGTGATATTAACCTTTGTGCCTGTATTTCTATCCACAAGCAGCCATCATGGTCATTTGAATGAGGAACTATACCAGTACTAGGATAATTATAATAAATTACTCCTGTAGGATCTTCATTTGACATTATGTTCTCCTATACCATACATTTATTCATAAAAAGAATACCAAAGTTATCAATTTCATCTACGATATCATCCATATTACTAGAGTTATTATTGGTATTACTTGTTGAATTAACTGTATTAATTAAATTACCTGTCTGCTCTTTATTTTCTTTCACTAGAACGTCTCGTGTTTTTGCTTGTTCATGTATCAGTTTTTCATTTGCTTGTACTGTTTGTTGTTTATCATCTTTCATCATTTTAGCTTTTTGTGCTTCTATTACTGCTACCTTATCAATAGTATATACTGGTTCGTCCTTGATTATTGATGTTTGTGCTTTTCTTGTATTCTGTAATGCCCTTGCTTCTTCTACTAATTGCTGTTGAGTGTATACTGGTCCGGTATCTGGACCAAAATCATCAAGCATAGGTGTTTGTATATTTCCTGTATTCTGTTCTGGTGCTCCTTCTTTTTCTCCTCCACCTGTCCACCAATCTTTAATAGATTTCCAACCTTTCTTGATTGTTTCCTTACCCGGTATTAGACCTAAAAGCCAGTCTTTAATCATACCTGGTATGCCTTTTAACTTATCATAAATCTTTTCC